TTTGATCTAAAGGCTGAACATTATGGCGGGCTGGCAAAGACCATTCGCGGCCCGGATGAGGCAAGCCAATGGCAGACCGGGGCCTTGCGCTTTAATCAAAGTGCCGATTTGGCCGAATTTGAACAATTAACCTCGGAATATTTGCAGGAAACCACCAAAAATGACGGTGTGACGCAGCGCGTTTGGGCTGTGATGAAGGGTCGCCGCAACGAGCAATTGGATATTGCGGTTGGTGCGCGGGCGATTGCCCATCATCTGGCGGATTCCATGCAGCAGGCCGATTGGCTGCGCCTGGCGCAAGCCCGCCAGGGGGCGGCTGATCAAGTGCAGCGGGATCTGTTTTCGGGCCTAACCGCCGCGTCCATCGACCAGCCGGCGCCAATGGCAAATGACCCAGCGCCGGTTTTACCCCGGCAAGCCGATCCCGTTGCCGATGAAGCCCCAAGCGAACGCCGTTCGCCGTCGCGTGCCCGTGAAAATTTCATCGGGCGGCGGCCCGGCTGGTTGAGGAATTAAACCATGGCATTTACCCAAAGCGATATTGACACGCTGGATGTGGCCTTAAAAAGCAACACCCTGGAAGTGCGCTTTTCGGACGGCCGCCGGGTTGTTTATCAATCGCCGACCGAAATGATGAAGGTGCGCGAGATGATGCTGGCCGACATCAATGCGACCACGCCGCGCGCCTCGCTCGCTGGCTTCTCACGCGGGCTGTGCTGATCCCATGAATATACTCGATGCCGCAATCGGTTTCTTTGCGCCCAAATGGGGCGCACAGCGCACGGCCTGGCGCCTGCGCATGGCCATGGCGGATCGTGAAATGGCCAGGCGGTCCTATGATGGCGCTGCCCGCGGGCGGCGCACCGATGGCTGGCGCGCGACATCGGCCAGTGCCAATACCGAACTGGCCTATGCCCAGCCGATTTTGCGCAACCGCGCCCGCGATCTGGAACGCAATAATCCCAGCATGGCCAAGGCAATTGAAGAATTGGTCAGTGCGATTGTCAATTCCGGCATCGTGCCAACTCCGGTCTCAAAGTCAAAGCGCGATAAGACCAATCTGGCTTTCGCTTGGAAGGCCTGGGCCAAGACCTGTGATTTTGATGAACAATTGCCGATTGCCGGGCTACAGGCTTTGGCGGTGCGCGCCATGATCGTGTCCGGCTCGGTGCTGATCGTGCGGCGCTGGGATACGCGCGTCAAGCCGGGCAAGATCGCGCTGCGCATCCAAGTGTTGGAAAATGATCATCTGGACCGCATGCGTTCGGGCCCCGTAACGGGCGGCGGTTTGATCATGGGGGGCATTGAATTCGACAAGGATGGCCGGCGTGTGGCCTATTGGATCTATCCCCGCCATCCGGGCGAGGTTCTCTATCCCTCAATCGCCACCGGCTCGGTGCGGGTGCCCGCTGATGATGTGATCCATCTCTATCGCAAGATCCGGCCCGGTCAGGTGGATGGTGCCAGCTGGCTTGCCCCCTCCATGATGCGGGCGCGCGATCTGGATGATTACAAGGATGCGATGCTGCTGGGCCAGAAAATCGCGGCCTGTACGGTTGCGATGGTAAAATCACCCGGCGGTGCGGCGAAGACGACACTGGCACAATCATCAAATGATGATCAGGGCCGCCGCGTCGAACAATTCGAACCCGGCATGATCGAATATTTGTTCGCCGGCGAAGATGTTGAATTCCACACGCCCAACCCGCCCCAAGGCCATGATGTCTTTGTCCAGACCGCCAATCGCGATATTGCGGCAGGGTTGAATGTGACTTACGAAGGCATGACCGGCGATTTGTCCAATACCAATTATTCATCCATCAGGTCAGGGCGCTTATCCCTTCAAGCCTTTGTTGAATCGATCCAATGGCAGACGGTCATTCCGATCAAATTGGAGCGTCTCTGGGGATGGTTTATTGGCGGCGCAGTGCTGGCGGGCATTGTCAATAATGCCGATGCGGATGTCGAATGGACCACGCCGCGCATGCCCTTGACCGATCCCGAACGTGATTACGGTGCCTTGATCACGGCCATCCGCGCGGGTCTGATTTCCTTGCCCGAAGCCTTGCGCCAATTGGGCGAAGATCCCGATGCCGTGCTGGACGATATTGCCGCCAGCAATGCGCAGCTCGATCAGCAAGGCATCATTCTCGATAGTGATCCGCGTCATCGAACGCAACAGGGCCTAGATGTTAATCAGGCCGCAAAATCGGCTGACAAAATCGCAAAGGACAAAACTGCATGACCGGTCACATATCCAAAAAACAGATCGGTCTGATCAACCGGTCGGCCAATATTGATCCCAAATCCATCAACCGCGATGCGCGCACCGTTGATGTCGTCTGGTCACGCGGCGCGCAAGTTATGCGCACCGATTGGTGGTCGGGTGATCAATGGACCGAAAGCCTGTCCTTGGATCCAGCCCATGTGCGGCTGGACCGGCTGAATGCCGGGGCCAATCTGGTGGACACGCATGATACCTCCACCATCCGCTCAATCCTGGGCGTGGTGGTACCGGGCAGCGCGGTCGTGGATGGCAAAGAAGGCCGCGCGACCATCCAATTTTCAAAACGCGCCGAAATTGATCCGATTTTTCAAGACGTCGCCGATGGTGTGATCCGCAATCTGTCGGTTGGGTATTGGGTCTATTCCTTCCGCGAAACCACGCTGCCCAATGATGCCATGCGTTCCTTCATCGCCGAAGATTGGGAACCCGGCGAACTCACCCTTTGTGCCGTGCCGGCTGATCCCGGCGCACAAACCCGCAGCCAGCGCGCGGGCAATGTCGTGACTGTCGAATGTCAAATATTTGAAACCCGCGAAAGCGAAACCCGCGCAGCTGCGCAAAAGGAGAAAAAGGCAATGTTAAAGAAGACAGGGGATAATCCGGCTCCCGGAACTGGACAGGATAATGATGATCTGTTGACCGATCGCACGCAGTATCCGGGCACGCCCCATTCACCGGCAAATAATGCCCCTGAAGGCCCGGTGGCGGCAACCATTGCCGAAGTGCGGTCGATTGTGTCCGCCCAAGGCCTGCCGGCTGAATTTGCACTAGACCTGGCCGCACGCAATCTGCCGCTCAATCACGTGCGCCAGGCGGTCCTGGATGAATTGGCCAAACGCCAGCCGCCAATCAATGGCCAGAATTCGGTTAGCCAGGATCATGATGGGCCCGAAGCCCTGCGTGCTGCCTTTGCATCTGCCTTGGCACACCGTGCCACTGCAGGCCGCGTCAAGGCCCAAGGGCGCGGGCTTGAATTTGTTTACCATTCCCCGCTCGACATGGTGGCGGAATTGGCTGCGCGGTCGGGCAAGCGCTTCAACCGCCACAACCGGGCCGCAGTGGTTGATATGCTCTTTACCCGCGATGGCGGGTTTTCAACCTCTGATTTCCCCAACATTCTCGCGGATGCCGCTAACAAAATCCTGCTGCCCGGTTATGAAGCAGCCCCGGCATCCTTCCGCCAGATCGCGGCCCAGCGGTCCTTCAATGATTTCAAGCCAACCAAATTCCTGCGCATTGGTGATTTTCCCCAATTGCAGAACAAGGCGGAGTTTGGCGGCGTCAAATATGGTTCAATTTCCGAAAACAAGGAAACCGTGACGCCAGCCGAATATGCAACCGGCATTTCCATTGACCGCCGCGCGCTGATCAATGACGATCTGGGCGCATTCAATGATTTTGCTGCCATGATCGGCATGCGCATGGCGGCTGATGCCAACCGTCTGGTCTGGGCCGTGGTAAAGGCCAATCCGGCGCTGTCAGATTCGCAGAATTTGTTTTCAACCGCGCATGCTAACATTGCTGGATCCGGTACGGCCATCAGCACCACCAGCTTGGGTACTGCCAAGTCGGGCATGAAAAAACAGACCAGCCTGGATGGACTGCCTTTGAATATCAGCCCGGCCATTATTTGCGTCAGTCCGGACAAAGAAGTGGAAGCAGCCCAGGCTTTGACGGCGGTGCTGGCCACCCAATCGTCAAATGTCAATGTCTTTGCCGGCAAACTTGATCTGGTGTCAGAAGCCAATCTGACCGGCAATGCCTGGTATTTGTTTGCAAGCCCGGCAATGGCCCCTGTGGTTGTCTGGGGCTATGTCGCGGGCGCCGAAGGGCCGCAAGTCACCTCCGAAATCGATTTCGACACCAAGGCGCTCAAGATCAATGTCGGTCTTGATTTGGGTGCCGGTATCATCGATTTCCGGGGCGCTTATTACAACGCCGGAAACTAAGCCTTAACCTAACCGCTGCCGGGTGCCATCCGCGCCCGGCGTTTTTCACACCGCCGCCAGGCGGTTTTTTATTGGAGAAATTCCGTGAAAAATTGGAAACAAAACGAAAGCTTTTACCAGGGCCCCATGCCCTATACCGTCTCATCCGGCGGCGGCGTGCAAATCGGCGCATCGATCTTTGGGGTTGCGCGTACCGATATCGCCTCCGGCGTGACCGGCGTCCTGTCACTGGAAGGGGTCTTTGGCCTGGTCAAAGATACCTCCACCTTTGCCGCCGGGGATCGCGTCTATTGGGACAATACCAATAAGGTTGTAACCGCTACGGCTGCCGGCAATCTGCTGATCGGATCGGCCTTTGCGGCTGCTGCAAGCGGGCTTGCAACGGTCGATGTCAATATGGAAGTGCCGCCGCCCGCGATTTTGAAGGCATCGGCCACCATTGACTTTCCCTCAACGGCGGCGGCGGCCACCTCCACGTCTAACGTGACGG